CCACTAAAAAAAGAAGAAGATGCCGTTCCAGAGCAAAGCACAGATGAGGTTCCTGTACGCGACGAATCCAAAACTAGCGAAAAAGTACTCGAAGAAAACATCGAAACAACAGATGAAAAACCTTCCGGAGAAATCTCCAAACAAGTTCAAGATGACAAACCCGTTCTTGAAGAAGTAACAAAAGAACAATCTGAACAGGTTGAAGAAATAGAAAAAGAAGCTACTGAGGCTATAAAAGAAAACGTAGAAACTGGAAAACCATTACCAGAGAATATTCAAAAATTAGTAGACTTTATAGAAGAAACCGGTGGTGATTTAAATGATTATGTTAAACTTAATAAAGATTACAGTAAATTAGATAATCAAGATTTATTATATGAATATTATAAACAAACAAAACCTCATTTAAATAATGAAGAAATTAACTTCCTTATGGAAGATCAGTTCTCTTATGATGAAGAGTCAGATGATGAAAGAGAAATAAAAAGAAAAAAATTAGCGTTAAAAGAGCAAGTTGCCGACGCTAGAGCCCATCTGGACGGGCAAAAGTCCAAATACTATGAAGAAATTAAAGCTGGTTCTAAGCTTACGCCTGAACAACAAAAAGCTATGGATTTCTTTAATAGATATAACAAGCAAGAAGAGGAAAACAAAAGTAAAAAAAATAGTTTTTTAACTAAAACAAAAAATGTTTTTAATGACAAATTCAAAGGTTTTGAATATAATGTCGGGGAAAAAAACTATAGATTCAACGTTAACAATGTAGATAAGGTTAGAGACGCACAAAGTGATATTAACAATTTTGTCAAAAAGTTTTTGAACAGTAATGGTGAAATATCTGACGCTCAAGGTTACCATAAATCTCTTTACACAGCGATGAATGCTGATGCTATTGCAAAGCACTTTTATGAACAAGGAAAAGCTGACGCTATAAATGATAGTATTACAAATGCTAAAAACGTAGATATGGCACCTAGACAATCACACGGCGAAGTTAGTGCTGGTGGTATAAAAGTAAGAGCGCTTGGTGATAATTCTTCTGACTTTAAATTTAAAATTAAAAACAAAAAATAACAAATTAAAATTACAAAATTATGGCAATTACTAACGGAACTTTGTTGAATGTGCAACCGGCTACCGGCCAGTCTGCATTATCAACAAACTACATTGACTTTACGTCTTCAACTACGGCAGGTTGGGCGCAACAGTATTTACCAGATCTAATGGAAAAAGAAGCTGAAATTTATGGTCCTAGAACTATATCTGGTTTTCTTTCGCAAGTTGGGGCTGAAGAATCTATGACTGCTGATCAAGTTATTTGGTCTGAACAAGGTAGATTACACTTATCTTACACGGGTAAATGTACAGATGATGATCACGCGAGTGGTGGTATTATCGAAATTGAAAATGACATCGATGGAAATGATGTTGGAACTAATCACGCTATAAGAAAAAACGATACAGTTCTTATTGCATGTTCAACTAATGGCGCTACTTGTAAAGCTGTTGTTGTTTCTGTTGACAGAACAACTCCTGCTGCTACTATTCAAGTTGCTCCTTATGGATTTGGTAACTTATTAGCTGCTTCTATTACTGATGACGCTGCTGGTTCAACTGCTGATTCATTAACTATATTAGTTTATGGTTCTGAATTTAAAAAAGGAGACAACTATGATGGTGATTCATCAAGAGGTGCTAACCAACCACAGTTCAAACAATTTTCTAACAAACCAATCATTATGAAGGATTACTATGAAGTATCAGGATCTGATGCATCTAGAATTGGTTGGGTTGAAGTTGCGGCTGAAGATGGACAAGCTGGTTACTTATGGTATCTAAAAGCTGAAGCTGATACAAGAGCTCGTTTTGCTGATTATTTAGAAATGGCTATGTTAGAAGCTAAACTTGGAGGACCTGCATTTGCTGCGGCTGCTGATTCACTTTATGGTGGTTTAAACGCTAACGCGGATTTAACTGATGACCATATTTATGGATCTAATACGGGTGATGTTACTGGTACTCAAGGTTTATTTGATGCTATTGAAACTAGAGGTAACGTGACTTCTGGTGTTACTGGTATTAACGCTGCTACTGATTTAGCTGAGTTTGATGCAATACTTGCTGAGTTTGATAAGCAAGGTGCTATTGAAGAAAATATGTTATTTGTAAATAGAGCTACATCTTTAGCTATGGACGACATGTTAGCTTCTATGAATTCTTATGGTGCTGGTGGTACTTCTTACGGTGTGTTTGATAACGAAGAAGATATGGCGCTTAATTTAGGTTTCTCTGGATTCCGAAGAGGTTCTTACGATTTCTATAAGTCTGACTTTAGATACTTAAATGACTTAGCTACAAGAGGTGGTATTAATGCTGCTGCTGGATCTAATGCTATTAGAGGTGTTGTAATTCCTGCTGGTACATCTACGGTTTATGACCAAATGTTAGGTAAAAACCTTAAGAGACCATTTTTACACGTTCGTTATAGAGCTTCTCAAACTGACGATAGAAAAATGAAAACGTGGGTTACTGGTTCTGTAGGAGCTACTACATCTGCTTTAGATGCAATGGAGATTCATATGTTAACTGAAAGATGTTTAATCACTCAAGGTGCAAACAACTTTATGTTAATGAAGTAAACTATTTTTAAAAGACCGGGGCTTCGGCCTCGGCCTTTTATTTTATTAATTTTATTATATATTATATTATGGCAAAAAAAACACAAAAACAAACAGAAGAAATCTACAATGGTGATCCAGGTGATGAGCATGTAGAGAAAGCGGTAATTGAAACGCCGCCGGTTGTAGAACAACCAAAAATAAGAGAAAGATTAAAACCTACAAATGAGTGGGAAATTAAAGATAGATTATATCTTTTAAAAGACTATCAAAAACCATTATCTAGATCTATAAAATCTGCAAACATATATTATTTTGACGAAGAAAAAGGTTATGAAAGAGAACTTAAGTATTGTCAAAACCAAAAAACTTGTTTTGTAGATGAGATGAAGGGAGACCAAAGATTAGAACACATAGTTTTTAGAAGTGGAAGTCTTCACGTACCTAGAAATAAAGTTACTTTACAAAAGTTACTATCACTGTATCACCCTGCAAAAGGAGTATTATATGAAGAGTGGAAACCAGCAGCAAGAGCGGCTGATGAAATAGATATTTTAGAGCTACAAGTTGACGCATTGGTTGCTGCTAAAAATATAGACATTGATATGGCTGAGGCTATTATGCGTGTTGAAAAAGGATCTGAGGTATCTAAACTAAGTTCTAAGGAGCTTAAAAGAGATTTGCTTATATTTGCCCGTAATAATCCTAAACTATTCTTAGAGTTAGCAGATGATGAAAACGTAATGTTAAGAAATTTTGGTATTAGAGCGGTTGAAGAAGGTATATTAAGACTGTCTTCTGATCAAAGAAATTTTTTATGGGGCTCTAATGGAAGAAAAGTAATGGTAATACCATTTGATGAACACCCATATACAGCGTTAGCACATTGGTTTAAAACTGATGAAGGTATGGAAATATATGCAAATATAGAAAAAAGGTTAAACAACTAATCAAACTGTAGAGCGGTCGCCCTGCGGGGCGATCGTAACTACAAAATAAAATTATATGAATAAATCAAAAGGACTAGGCGACTCAATAGAAAAAATTACAAAAGCAACTGGAGTTAAAAGTATTGTTAATGCTGTTAACAAAGCTAGAGGAGTAAAAGACTGTGGTTGTAATAAAAGAAAAGAGAAACTAAACAAAATGTTTCCATATAAAAAATAAAAAATAATTATGGCAGTAAGTATAGACACAGTTTACCAAAGAGTTTTAGCTTTAGCAAACAAAGAGCAAAGAGGTTATATAACGCCTCAAGAGTTTAACTTATTAGCAAATCAAGCTCAAATGGAAATATTTGAAGAATATTTCTACGACCAAAATCAAGCAGATAGAAATTTAAAAAACTCAACTGAGTTTTCTAACGTTGATGAAATGTTAGATGAAAAAATATCTCACTTAAAAAAAACAACAAGTATAAGTATAGTTAATCAAAATGGAACCTTACCTGATGATTTATATAGATTAGGTATGGTGTATAAAAAAAATGGCGGACCAGAAGTAGAACAAGTAACAGAAGAGGAGCAATTATATCTCGAAAGATCTCTACTTACAAAAGCAACAGATTTATACCCTTATTTTATTAGAACAAAAAGTAATGGTATAAAAGTATTTCCAAGCAGTTTAGGCGCTGTTAACATTAACTATATTAGTAGACCGCAAGAACCTAAATGGGGCTATGTTGTTGTAAACGAAAAAGCACTATACAATGCTACAACATCAGTTGATTTTAAAATACACAGAAGCGAAGAAGCTCAATTAGTATATAGAATACTAGCTCTAGCTGGGATTGCTATTGTAAAACCTGGTTTAGCTACATATGCTGATGGACAAACAATGAATACAAAAACACAAGAAAAACAATAAAATATGGGTTTATATACTGGTAATACAGGTGACTATTATAGTGGTATTGAGACTAAAGGGGCCTATCAATTTGTAAAAATACAAGATATTATAAATAACTTTAGAGTTGCTTATGTTGGAGAAGATAAAATAATATCAAAAATATCTAGAGCAGATATAAGATTTCATGCAATGCGTGGATTACAAGAGTTAAGCTATGATGTTTTTAGATCAAGTAAAGATCTTGAATTAGAAGTACCAAGCACGCTATTGTTTCCTTTGCCTCACGACTATGTTAATTATGTTAAAATAACATGGACAGACGCAAACGGTATAGAGCATGTTATTTACCCGGCTACAAACACATCTGATCCAATGTCTTTAAAACAAGACGATGATGGAGAAATTACAATTGCTCAAGATGCAAATAATAATAATTTACCTCCTACTCAAGAAGATTCTACTACTTGGGATTCATTTTCTGCTGATGTAGGTTCAAATCAAATAGAATATAACGAAGAGTTTGATGATATGTATTTTGCTAATAACGGCCAGAGATATGGTTTAGACCCTCAATACGCTCAAGATAATGGATCATTTTTTATAAACCCTAGAACAGGATATATACATTTTTCATCTAATATAAGTGGAAAAACAGTTACATTAAAATATATAAGCGATGGTGTTGCAGCTGATGGTGATATGGTTGTTCATAAACTTGCAGAAGAAGCTATGTACAAACATATTGCTTACGCGATATTAAATACTAGAGCTAACACAGATAGAAATATAGTAGCTGCATATAAAAAAGAAAGAGCAGCAGCTATAAGAAATGCTAAATTAAGATTATCAAATATTAAACTAGAAGAAATTACTCAAGTACTAAGAGGTAAATCTAAATGGATTAAACACTAAAATATGGCACAATCAAATAGAGGTTTTTCTCCAGGAAAAATGAATCAAGACATAGATGAACGTCTTGTTCCAAGTGGAGAATACAGAGAGGCACAAAACATACAAATATCATCTTCTGATTATTCTGATGCCGGATCAGCTCAATCTAT